ATCCTCTACGTGTGTTTCGGTACAACCAATCGTATTGTTACGTTTGGCCAGTTCATTTCTCAGTGACAATTCTTTTATATTAGACTCATCGTTCTGCATTTTCTTGTCTAGAGTCATAGTGGCAATCGTGCTATGCCCATTGAACGGTACGACGATACATTTTCTCCAGCATAACTGAAATCCATTATCTGCAGAATCTATAACACTGCAATTATAATGAACACCTGGGCCGAATAACGAATTGTTCATATGTACGCAATCTGCGATGGAATATAGCGCATTGGAAGGTTTCTTACTAACGAACTTGGACAGATGTGTCTCCACATCAATAATTTGAGATTTATTCGCCGTACGCGCCGCCGCAGAGAAACGGCGATGCATAATCTATCATAATGGATCATTTCTCACAATGTCTGCAAACGCTACCAAAGAACATTCACCCGTAACGCCCCAAACTTGACCGACCGCGCCGCCCCCGCCTAAAAACAACCAAGGATAGCAGGTATGCCGAGTTTAGCTCACAGCTCAGAGACTGAATCTATCGTCGGCATCCAGTTCGGAGTGTTTAGCCCGGATGAGATCGTCCGACGATCCGTGGTGGAGGTCACTAGCCACAGCACCCAGGAAGGCAAGATCGCAGGACTCTCCGATCCCCGCATGGGAGTTCTGGAGAACGGCAAGCTCTGTCGCTCCTGTGGCCAGAACAATCACGGCTGCCCCGGCCACTTCGGACATTATCGGCTGGCCCGTCCCGTCTATTCCATCCAGTTCTATCCGATGATCCTGAAGATCCTACGCTGTGTCTGTATCAAGTGCGCGAAGCTCCTGATCAACAAGGATACTGCCAAGACGTTGCGCAAGGCGAAGGGTGAGAATCGGTGGAAAGCGGTGCTACTGGCGTGTCAGGAGGTGACCCGATGCGGTGAACAGACAGAGGACGGTTGTGGCGCCCGACAGCCCCATCGCTACAATGATGAGGATCTGTGCCGCATCGTCGCAGAGTGGAAAGGCTTGACGGTTGCTCCCGATGGTGTTGGAGAGGCACCATCATCAGGAACTCTACGGCGTTTCATGGAACCCGAATACGTTCACCGTCTGCTGCGGCGTATTACAGATGAAGATGTGGACTTCATGGGATTCAGTCGTATGTGGTGTCGCCCTGACTGGATGATGAGCACGGTGCTGGCGATTCCGCCACCCCAGGTGCGTCCGTCGGTACTCCAGTACAACAACCAGCGATCAGAGGACGATCTGACGCAGAAACTCATTGACATTGTGAAGACCAATGCTCATCTCCAAGATCTCATTACGAAGGGTGCCCGTAAGAAGGCTATTGATGAGTGGACTGCTGTTCTACAGTACCACATTGCGACGCTGGTCAACAACGAAATCCCTGGTATCGCGCAGAGTGCGCAGCGATCCGGTCGGCCTCTGAAGTCGCTCCAGCAGCGGCTGGGTACGAAGGAGGGTCGGATCCGCAACAATCTGCAGGGCAAGCGCGTGGAGTTTTCAGCGCGTTCGGTCATTACACCGGATCCCAACATCTCGGTGGAAGAGCTGGGAGTGCCGCTCAAGGTTGCCATGAATCTGACTTTCCCAGAGCAGGTCACGGCGTTCAACATTGAGCGTCTGTACGCGCTGGTCCAGAACGGCCCCGACACCTATCCAGGGGCGAAGTCTGTACAGCGATCGGCGGCGGAGGGTCAGCCCCATCGCATTATCAGTCTGAAGCACGTCAATGCGAAGACGATCCAGCTCTACGAAGGCGATGTCGTGAACCGGCATCTACTGGACGGCGATCCCGTGCTGTTCAACCGTCAGCCGTCGCTCCACCGCATGTCCATGATGTGCCACCGTGTGCGCGTTCTGCCATACAGTACGTTTCGGCTGAACGTTTCCGTCACGAAACCTTATAACGCTGATTTCGATGGAGATAGAATCTTGTCTCCAACAGGCGACTGCCAGTAAGGTTGTGGGAACACCTTACCGGAATAACAGTGTAATTCCCTCTGTGACGCGTCTTTGTAGGGAGCGCGCCACAATAGAATCGTCTAGTCGCAAAGTTGAACTTGAACTCCTAAAACTCCTCTCTCATAGTAATGGACAGTATCTTGGATAGCCCCGATGCGGTTCAGGGTATAGTGTATGTCATCACTCATACTTCCGGGCGAAAGTATGTAGGGCAAACACTCAGCCACCGTTTGAATCGGGGTCGCTATCGGCCATTCGGTGCAGAAGGTCGGTTTCGCGATCACATCAGTGAAGCTATCTGCAATACCAAGCGCAAACAGTGTACGTATCTCAACAACGCAATCCGGTTGTATGGATCAGATACGTTTACCGTGGCTGTCTTGGAAATATGCAGCAAAGCAGATCTGGATAATCGCGAAGTGTTTCATATATCGGAACAGAAATCACTGTATCCCCACGGGTTTAACTTAACACCCGGTGGCCGATTCGTGGTATCTGAGAAGATTGAAGCTCCGAATAGTGAACTCCAGCCACCAAGAGCGCGTGGTGGATGTTCCTTCCGTAGCCCTGAGACACGCGCCAAGATGTCCTTAAGATCCAAAGAAGCGCTGGCATCGTTGGAAGTTCGCACGAAACGGATGGAACAAACCCAGGCTCAGCATGCCGCTGTACGAGCCGTGAGATTCGCAGGTAAAACTGTGGATCACAGTGCGCTGGAGTCATATCTCCACAAGCGTAAGGGTGGGTTCTTGGTTCGTGTGGATTCTACAGAAGCGCGTTTCGTTGGAAAATATGAGTCTGAGGAGGCTCTCAAAAAGAAAGCATTGGAGTTCTTGGCAAGTTTGCCGGCAACGCTTCCAAATTGTTCGGGAAATCCGTAAAGCCCCTGCTCCTAAGGTTGTATCCGAAAGGTATGACTGGCTCCAGAGAAAGACTGGAGACTTTGCCGTTATCGCGAAAGCGACAACAGTGAGAAGGAATAACGCAGTGGATGAGTCGGTTGCTTACGGCAGCCAGGCAAAATCGGGGATCCGCAGCCAAGCTTCTAAACCCGTTCTGTGTCGTAAGGCGCAGGTGGTAGGGCAAGAAGAAGGTTCAGAGACTAGATGGTAGCGGGTAACACATGACGACCTAACCAGTCCGATGTTGCTCAAGGTATAGTCCACTCCCTGGGGAAACCTGGGGTACAGATGAAGCGCCACCGCTTTATCGCTGGAGATGAACCTACATGCCCCGCAATCTGTGGAAGCCGCCACGGAGTTGCGGGAAATTGCCGCGGTCGGCAAACAAATGATCTCACCCAAGTTGAGCAAGCCACTGGTCAGTGTGGTACAAGACACTCTGGTGGGTGTCAACCGTCTCACGCGCCCGACGGAATTCTTTAATCGGCGCGAATTCATGAATCTGCTGATCCACAGCAAGCGTTGGGACGGTCGCATGCCGCCGCCGGCGAAGGTGGAACCAGTTCCGCTCTGGTCGGGACAGCAGGTCGTCAGCTGTCTGCTGCCGTCGGTCTATATCAGCATGGGCAACAAGATGTGGGACAAGACGAAAGGTAAGTCGGATCCGAACTATGTGCAGATTGCGAACGGACAGATCCAGAACGGAGTCCTGGACGGCGACATCTTTGACAAGGCACTCATTCACATTCTGTATAACGACTTCAGCCCCGAAATGACGGTGGACTTTCTGGATTCCCTCCAGGCCGTCGTGGCGACATATCTGCAGAATTCGGGATTCTCCGTGGGTATGTCGGATATTATTGCGGATGCCGACACACTGTCCAAGATCGGCGGCGAATCCGAGACACTCAAGAAGCGTCTGGAGTCGCTCCAGCTCCAGGTCCACATGGGTCTCTTTGATAATCCCACGGGTCGCACGAATCAGGAGGAGTTTGAGAGCCGCGTGTTCCAGACACTGAACAAGGCGATTGAAGCCGCGGGCAAGACGGGTCTCAAGTCACTGGCCGCGACGAACCGCATGGTCAACATGGTCAAGTGCGGCTCCAAGGGCTCTGATCTCAACATTGCCCAGATGATTGCGCTGCTGGGACAGCAGTCCATTGAGGGCAAGCGTATCGCCTACGGCTTCCAGGACCGTACACTGCCGCATTTCAAGCGCTACGACGACGGCGCCGCCGCGCGGGGCTTCATTGAGTCGTCGTTCGTAAAGGGTCTGAGTCCCACGGAGTTCTTCTTCCACGCCATGACGGGCCGTGAGGGTCTGATTGATACAGCTGTAAAGTCGGTCACTGGCGATACCCAACTATATGTTTGTGAAAATGGTAATTGGATTACAACAGAAATTGGTCCATGGATTGATAGATTTATGCTAAACAATCCAACAATGATACAACACAGTCAGCCAGCAAATCTGGAACTATTGCCAATTAAATCGGATATATTTATCTGGACTGCAGACGATAATGGTGTTCCATCAATTGGATCTATTACTGCAATGACCCGTCATGATCCTGGTACAAATCTATACAGAATAACCACCGAAGGAGGTGCCTCCGTTACGGTTTCTGCCAATAAGTCTCTGTGTATCTATAATTCAAAAGGAAAACTATTAGAATGTGCACCATGTGATGTGAAGATAGGTGATGAAGTCTGCATGCTCATACGTGATGATACAACCACGCGCCGTGAAAGAATTACTTTAATTGAGATAATACCCGTAACAGATCCTACTATGCGTCTTTATGATTTAACTGTTCCTTCTACACTAAACTTCGCACTGGCAAACGGGATGATTGTCCGCGACACCGCCGATTCCGGTTATATGCAGCGTCAGCTCGTGAAGACCATGGAGGATCTGCTGACGTGGCACGATGGATCGGTCCGCGACGCCGGCAACATGGTGGTCCAGTTCTCCTACGGCGACGATGGAACATCGGCCACCAAGATTGAGAATCAGCCGATTACTCTGGCAGAGATGACGGATACGGAAATCCGCAACAGATATTCGGTGGAGGATGTCGCCGCCGACCGCAGTCAGGCGCACATCGCCACGATCATGGAGGATCGCGACATTCTGGTCCGCAACGTGTTCGGTGGTAAGGTCGGTCGCACGGTTCAGTCGGCGGTTCATCTGCCGCGTCTGATTGCCAACGCCGTGGAGCAGCTGAAGCTGGACGCCGCCGCGCCCGGATTCACGCCGGTGTCTGGTGCCCACGTGCTGGATACGATTGATCGGATTCTGAAACAGACGAAGGCAGAGAATCGTCTGTGGGGGATGCTGTTGCGGCACCATCTGAATCCACGGGATCTGCGGGCTCTGGGGTTCACCCGTGCGGCCTTTGACTGGCTGGCGGAGCAGATCGTCATCAAGCACATGCGGTCCTGGGTGGTGCCCGGTGAGATGTCGGGAATCATCGCCGCACAGAGTCTGGGTGAGACAACTACGCAGATGTCCTGCCAAACGAACACCACCGTCGTGATACAGAATTTGAAAGATTCCACCAAAATGTTCAAAGGACCAATCGGTCAGTTCATTGACGAACAGTATGCCGCGAATCCGAAGGCGGTGTTGGATATTGGACACGGAAGCACACTTCTGGATTTGCCTGCAGAGTGGGCCATTCTGGGAGTCAGTGCCGACGAAAAGACATCATGGAAGCCGATTTCCCAGCTGAGCCGGCATCCCGCAAACGGTGGCATGGTCCGCATTAAGACCCGCACGGGTCGCAGCACAACGGCCACTCTCAGTCATTCCTTCCTACAGCGCACCGCCGCTGGAATTGCCGAAATCAAGGGAAGTGACCTGCGGGTCGGTATGCGCGTGCCCGTGGGTAACCGCCAGCCTGAAGCGCCCAACGCCATCACGTCGTATGGAGGCTTTGCACTGAACCGTGCGTTCGGTTGGCTGTGCGGCATCTATCTGGCCGACGGATCCTTTAGCGGTAACACGGTCGTTATCTGTAATGTCCATCCGGTTGTGGAGGAACGGGTCCGTGATCTGGCTGTTCTCTACGGATGGCCAATCAGCGTTCGGCACGACAAGGGAGCGTATGGGCAGTCTAAGAATACAATCATTCATTCTGCCGAGCTCAAGGCGACTCTCAAAGCTCTCTGCAGCAATGGCAGCAATGGCAGCACCGGCTCCTCTGATAAGCAGCTGGCCGCTCCTATCTACGCGGCGAACAAGGAGTTCATTGCGGGACTTCTGTCGGGCTACTTTGACGGCGACGGCAATGTCAATCCAGAGCGTCAGCAGATTCGCGTGAGCAGCCGTTCAGAGGAGCTGATCCGCGACATTGCCCGTCTTCTGCCGGTATGCGGCATCTTCGGTTGTATCAACCAGGAGAAATCCGTACGCATGCCCGGCGACCAGGTGATGTGGGTTCTCAATCTACCGCGCAGCCGTGCCGCGGATTTCCAGCGCGAAATCGGTTTCCAGCTGCCTGAGAAGGCCGCTGCTCTGACCAAGATAGTGACCTACAACGACCGCGCGGATGTGTCATCGTATCGTGAGGATATTGACCAGATTCCGGCCCTCAATGAGGCTATTGCGGAGACGGCGAAGGCACTCAAGATGCCGGGCTACAGCCGTACCTATGGGCGCTTTGAGCGGAACAGCGACCTCACGGTGGGTCGCCGCACGTTGGCCAAGTATGTGGCAGCATTCAAGGAGGCGGCGACGACGACGACGTCTGGATCTGATACACTCATTGCCAAGCACATGGCCACACTGGAATCGGCCTTATCCGCCAATGTGTTCTGGGATGAGATCGTGGCTCTGGAGTATCTGGAAGACCCTCAGGAGTTGGTCTATGATTTCACCGTTCCAGGAAACGACACGTTCATGGTGGATGACTCTGTGTATGTCCATAATACACTCAACACCTTCCATTTATCAGGAGTCGCCGCCAAGTCGGGCATGACGCGGGGTGTGCCGCGTCTGAAGGAGCTTCTCAAAGTGACACAGAACCCGAAGGCCACGTCGCTGACGATCTTCCTGCGCCCGGATTTGCGTGGATCCAAGGAGGAGGCGCGCCGCCTAGCACAGGAGTTGGAGTTTACGATGTTGAAGGATCTTGTGACAACAACGCGAATCTATTACGATCCGCCCTCCAGCACGTCGGTCGTCGCAGCGGACCAGGAGTGGCTGAGCTTCTTCAATGAGTTTGAGCAGGAGATGGAGCCTGGTGCTGGTGCTGGTGCTGGTGCTGGTGCTGGTGCTGGTGCCGGTGATGAAGAGCCGAAGAACCCCTGGATTATCCGCATGGAGCTCAATCGTGAGAAGATGTTCAACAAGAATATTACAATGGAAGATATAAATTATGTACTCAAGAACACAAATCCCAATATTAATCTGGCGTATACGGACCACAACGCGACTCAGATGGTTCTCCGCATTCGTTTGCCACCGACGGAGAAGGGCGATACGAATACGCTGAATGATCTGGCCAATGTCAAGCTCATGCAGAGCAAACTGCTGATGGGTACGCTGGTGCGTGGTCTACCTGGCCTCAAGGCGGTGAGTTTCCGTAAGCTCACTGGTGAAGATGAGCAGTATGCACGTAATCCAGATGCCGATGGCAAGTACGATGTCGTATCGCAGTTCGTGTTGGATACACTAGGTACGAACTTCCTGGATGTCATGATTCATCCGGATGTTGACGGCACGCGACTGCTGAGCAATCATATCTACGACATCTATGAGAACCTAGGCATAGAGGCGGCCCGGGCATTGCTCTTCCGTGAGATCTTCAGTCTCTTTGAGCAACAGGCCCCGGTGAACTACCGTCACGTCAATATCCTGGTAGATGCCATGACGAATCGTGGGCGTATGATGTCAGCGGATAGGATTGGCGTAAACAAGAAGGCGCGGATTGGACCATTAGCGAAGGCGTCGTTTGAGCAGACAGAGCACATTATGCGTCGGGCAGCGATGTTTGGTGAGATGGATCCGGTCACGGGAGTAGCCGCCAATATCATGACGGGTCAGCCGATCCGTGGTGGAACAACCTTTACACAGATCCTATTGGATGAGGCGGCGTTCATGAAGTTCATGACGACAGCTCCGCCGGCGCGCAAGAAGATAGAGCGTGCACCGACGCTGGCGCAAGCTGAGGTTGATGCACTGATGGATGCCCGTGAGGCACCGGGATGCCGACAGGTAGATTTGAGGATACCAGCCGCGTTGCCTCCGCCGTCGGTGGATGCACATATTGACGATCTACCGGAATTGGAAATTTCATATGTGGATGAATGAAATGGGTGAATGAAATGGATGAATGAAATGGGTGAATGAAATGGACGAATGAAATGGGTGAATGAAATGGACGAATGAAGCGAACGAAGAAGAGGGCTAAGGAAACCCACGGCCTAACATAATATGGACAACAAACCTTTTTGGTTACAGGTAATAGAATATCAAACATCAAGTCCCACACAGGATCTCCGTGTTGGATATGGTGTACCTACCGCAACAACCCCACTCCATGATGCTGTTCTCACAGCCAAGAACGAAATAGATCGCATTGCACCCGCAGGACAGTGGGACGATGCCAAAAAAATCACCAACAGCTATGAGTACATATTCCTTTCGTTACAACGCCGTATGAATCGGTCGGTATCTGCCATACAGCCTCTCTCCCGTTCATTCTTCAAGATGATTGAACTGTGGGAAACACTCAATATGACCACATCTGCTGCGATTCGCACCGCGCATACTGCAGAAGGTCCCGGTGGATTTCTTGAAGCAATCCAGTATCGTACAGGTCATCACACACCTATGACTGCGATGACACTACGTTCAACGGAGCGTACCATTCCTGGTTGGCGGAAATCGTCGGCGTTTCTGCAGGCTCACCCAGACCTAACCATCAGCTACGGTGCTGATAATACTGGGAATCTGTATCATGCGGCGAACCAGACAGCCTTTGCCCAAACAGCCACTGCGGGTGGACCGGTGGATATCTACACTGCGGACGGCGGGTTTGATTTCAGTGCAGATTTCAACGGTCAAGAAAACACTGTACAACGTCTTCTGGCGGCGGAGGCGCTGGCGGGTATCAATACGTTGGCGATTTCTGACACTAGTATGCTGATTATGAAGGTGTTTGATACCAGCACGCGGGCAACACTGGAGCTGTTATGGGTGTTGTCATCCTGTTTCAAAAACACCGCACTCGTGAAACCCCACACGAGCCGTCCCGCCAATTCGGAGCGCTACTGGGTGGGCCGTGGATTCCGCGGTGCACCGGCGTGGGTCACCCAACTGCTACTCACGATGGCGACCACAGAAGCGCCAAACGGTTGGGTGCAGTTATTCGCGAAGCCGCCATGGGAGACACAGGATGATGGGTGGCTGAAATCGGTACTGGCATTTCAGCTCAAGCTAGAAACGGTGCAACTCCAGGCAATCCAAGAAACGCTCAGTTTGATTCGTGCGCCGAGTCGCGAAAGAATCAAAAGTCTTTTATTGCGTAACATAGAATCCAGTCGCATCTGGTGTCGCACATACGGTATACCGGAAAATACTATCTATGCAGAAATGTCTGATACTGCCGTTACAGCGTTGAACTTGGAAGAGGCGTTGGTTCCATTCCCAGCTTCGGTCGCACGTACTCATTCACCAGAACAGTCCCGACCACGACCGACGCATCATGTGTCGTCCGGTTGCCCGCCTCAACTGCCTCCAGCTGGCGCAGCATGGCGTTCAGCAGTACCTCTGAGTGTCTTGGGTCGCACACCATCGCAAATAGCTTCGGAAAGCGATCCTTCCAGTGAGCTAGCGCCTTATCATTCTTAGGATCGGACGACGCTTTCACAGCGTTGATCATCGCCCGTGCATCCTGAGATGGTTTCCGTAACCGAATATCAGCGTCCATGGCCTTTGCCTCTTCCGGATCTTCAGGTTTGAAAGCCTCCATCTTCTTACGTAGAGTGGCATCGGCCTTTGCGGATTCGGACATCTATGCAAACAGGTGAAACTAAATTTACGCACGAAACGCAGATGAGCGGTAGAGAAACAGCAACAGCATCAGAAGCCCAACGCCGACAGTTTGTTTCGCATCCGACATACCGACCGGAACTCCCCGGTGATTATCGGGATAGTGCCAATCCTGCACCACCACCGCCACATATTCAACCTTTTTGCGATCATGATGCATCCGAACAATCAAAGCCACGACAGATTACAGAGATATTCGTTGTTGGATCGCTAATCGTGGTTGCCGCGGCTTTAGGGGTGAAACTATATAAATACAATAAGTAATGGATTCTGCAGAGATTGCATTATGGCATATTGAGGCGGCGATTACGTTGACCGATATTGGATTTATTAGGAATTATCTGGATGCGCAGATCAGCGATGCCTCTACAGGGACAGAGCCACCAGCAGTAAAGACGGGGCGCGGTCGCAAGCCGGGTGCTGCTGACGAAAGCTGTCGCTGCACATGGAAAATGCAAAACGGTGATCTGTGCAAAAATGCCAAAATATCAGAAAGCGCGTATTGTAAGACACATCTGAAGCGCGCGGCTCTTATTTCCGTGTCCGACGGACTTTCTTCTGCGACCGTGGCCGCTTCCGCCGTGACGACCGTTTCTTCTGCGATCGCCTAAGACGGCGACTCCCTCCATGAAAAATACCGTCTGCAGATACCGTACTGTCCATCGTAGCTTCTAACGACTGGATGCTTGGTGCATATCCTCCGGGAAAATATACGAATCCATTACGGGAATCGGTCCCACCACCCACGGCGTCTACACGCGGCATACGACCATCACCAGGATTTGCTCCTTCCCATAGTGTATAGTTCATTTCTCCTGTACTAAGCGAATCTTTTTCCCCTGCGCCACGGCCCACCGCCGTAGTACAATCAGGTTAGCGTCCATCTTGTGAACGGTATCCAGCTTGTTTGCGCGCATTATTTCGCGAATCCGTTTGTCTTGCATGCCAGAACAGAACCGAACCTCAATCGTATTTCCATCAGCAATCTCCCGTTCCTTATCCTCCAGTGTCAGAGGCCTGGATACCGGCGTTTCGTAGACAATAGGCGTAGATGTAACAATACACCATCGTGCACGAAGATCAGCCGGAATCAGCTCTTCCAATGTTCGCGGACGTTCCACGTGCGAAACCTCATCACAATCTTCTGCCACATGCCCATAGCAGGAGCACTGCGAACACCAGAGTGATTTACGCACAATACACTGACTATCTCCATGCTCACGCACAACCCTCAGTTTCTGCCAGCACATATTACAGGACATTCCTATATATCTCTGACTGACCCGAGTCACCCGTCAACTTTTTACGCCTGCATAATAGAAGAAGGATGCAGATAGCGTTTGCATTTTTAGCGATTCTATGGTGGATTGCTGTATGGGGTCTTTCTGATCTGCTAACACATGAATGGACCAATGAGCAGAAGTTCTGGTTATATATTTCTCTCCTGATTATCGTAGGTGTAATTGTGCTTCTGAATCCAAAGATAGTGGAGAGGTTTTAGGCGAAATTTGACAGTGGGCCAGCGCGGCTGCGCCCCCGTTTAGGATGGATTTGTACAAATTGAACTGTGGTGGCATTGTCTATCTAGTAGATCCGAAGACAGGGAGAGCATATACATATGATTTGAAGCAGCCGGTGGCGATCGGGCATATTACTTGGTCAGATCCGAAGGAGAGTCCGCATCTGCAATTAGACGAGAACTGGCAGACGACACTTGACGCAAAAGTTGCTGCTACTTCTGGTGCTGCCACAGTCGCCACAGTCGCCACAGTCGCCACAGTCGCCACAACATAGATGCAACAAATCCTCATAGAACATCGCCGTGCACTTCTGGAAAAACTCCTACAAGAATTTCCAGAGGTTCTGATCACGCACAAATCAGTCGTCAGTATCTGGCGTATACGCCTATCACTGGTACACTCCTGACAGATCTTGGATCTGTCTTAATACGGGCAGCTGCAGCGACGGCGGATTATTTTGGTAATTGGCCGCAATCGCTCTTCCATTGCGGAATGCCTGCAGAGTCGCACAGTCAGGAAATACATGTGCCTGGACCGGTCGTGGTAGCAAAGATGTCTTACCAAGAACTGTCACATATGTCGGTTGTAAGAATGTTGAGGCGCGTCCAACAATGGATGCGGCACGTTGTATAGCCAAAATTTCTTTCGGCAAAAGAGTATTCTTTTCTTGTGCCGAAACAACAGATTTACAAGGTAATGTTGCCGAGACATATGACATCCTAATCATCCAACAGATTTCGTATCTCCAACAATGTGCATGCCGTACGGTACATAGAAATTGGTATAACCAAGGCGGCTTTCTCTGCCAGTAATTCCTTAAGCTCTGCGCGATCTGTATCGCTTTCGTCGGGCGCGAACGTGAAGCAGCTCCTTCCGTTGGCATCCGCTAGATCGGCTCTGGCACCCATTTTCAGAAGTCGTATAGAGATCAAATCTGCGCTGGAACCCTGCGCCAGCAACCGCATGAGTCCGGTAGATCCATCGGTATCGCAATAGTCAATCGGCACATTTCCATCTCCTAGAAGAAATTCAATAGCATCCATATTTTTATTTTCGCACGCTGCCAGAAACGCCTGACCACGGAGAGTCGCTCCTGTAGCTGCGGGCACGGAACGTAGTGCCTCAACTAGCATTCGTAACCCACGGAGCGTTCGGTGCGATGTAGCATGTGTAAGGGCGGTATGTCTATTATTATCAACAACAGATACATCTGCACCACATTGCAGCAGGGTATCCATTGCATCCTCAGACAGCTCTTCCGCCGCACGAATCAGTGCATTGGCACCGTGGTTATTCTTTGCATTGATATCGGCGCCGGCATCCAGAAGAATCCTGATTACTTCGGACCGATCAAATATTGACGCATAGAACAATGCCGTTTCGCCATCGCTGTCGCGTGCATGAATGTCGCAACCGGCGGCCAGCAGTTCGCGAATTGTGGCTATGTTGCCCACGATTGCGGCTTCCATCAGAAGCGTTACGCCGTCTACCTCATCGTCAATGGACGAATCTGCCAGAGATTCTTCATCGGACGCATCGGATTCGTCAGAAATAGGAAGCTGTTCGTGCTCTGTGGGTGCCGCTCTGCAGCATGGGCATGTTCCAGGACCTTCCTCCCGTTGCAGCCAGGTCACGATGCACTTCAAATGAAATTCATGGCCGCAGCTGAGAATAGTCTTTCCAGTCTCTTTCGTAGTCTCACTCAGGCAAACAGAACACTCCGTCATTATCCTGTGAGGAAAGCCGGTGCGGCCATCAACACCGTCAAGTTTTTTGGGGTGGTCATGGCAAAAGATATATGCACAGATTTAACTAATGAGACAACGTGTCAAGGAATCTTAGCCGTTGATATGTTTTCTTGCATAACAATCTGAAGCATAATGTCCTAGACGACCACACCGGTAACATGCTCCACGGGTGGTGGATGAATGGAACGATGAGCTGTAACTTCTGACATAGTCATCGTCCTCATCCTCACTATCCTCACTATCCTCATCCTCACTATCCTCATCGTCATATTCTAGTGTAGGTCCCAATATAGCTGTTTTTGAAGAACAATCCTCTGCGAAATGCCCTGACTGTCCACATTGGGAACAAAGATCTTTTGCCGCCCAAATTTCTTTATAGAGTAACTTTTTTTGAACATCATTCATCTCTATCTCAACATAAGCGCCACCGCGAACGTTGTCAACCCCATATATAGACATATATTCTTTTGTAATTTTATCTTCCTCAAACGGCGATACATGTTCTATTGTTTTTTCAAGAGCCAATGGCCTGTATTTTCTTGTCCAAGCAGAGCCGTCTCCGTTGATGTGCTGCTGATATCTATTCAGAACATCATTGCTCTTGCCAATGTAGTATTTACCTTCTTCCAACCGAAGAACATAGATATTCGTCGTCATTTTCCTGTGGGAACAACCGGCGCAGAGCCAGCCACCGTCAAGTTTT